CCGCTCCATGCCCTCTTGCCTTGCTCAATCTCATACTTACCAATATTGTCGTAATGCCATCTACCGTAAGACTGAATGTCTTTGTAGTTGGGATTATTAGGGTCACCAGCTCTAAGCTCTGGTAATTGCCGCTTGTAGTCTTCTTCAATATCTTTGTTTTCATCAAGGTAAGATTGAATATCAGCCTGACTAGTCGTGAAGGTATTCTTCATAGGCTCAATAGGCTGGAACTGCAAACCCTGTGGCTGTGTCAGACCAGATAACGCTGAGTAATCCATCTGCGGAGACATAGCCTGCAAAGTGCTGTAGTCCATGTCCTTCCCAAGAATAGCGTTGCGCTGAAGCTGTAGACCAGCCAAAAGCGCATTCTGGTTCATCATGCCGCCTTGGTTGATCATCTCAGCGGTAGGCTGGAATGTCTGACCAGCTAACCCCAGACCTTGACCTAAAGCCTGTTGACGCACCGCTTGGGCGTTTTGATAACCGACAGGAAGCTGCTGCATAGCCGCCTGAGCGTACTGCTGCGCCATAGCTTTGTCTGCTTGGTTCATCGCCTGAGCTTCTTCAGTCGCTTTGCGTTGCGCCCGATTAGTAGATGCAGAGCCTAATAAACTTGCCCCTCCACCGATCAACGCCGCTATGGTTACTGGATCCATACTTAAACCCTACTTAAATTTTGTTAATTTTAACACATTTATACCGCAATCCAGCCTTGAGACGTATCGCCTGCAATTGATGGCTGCATCTTCCTGTACTCTATAGACCCAGTTGAACCATTGGCATCTATGTATAAACTGTACTGTCTAGCCTCTACCACACCCTCTGGCGACCCTGTACCGACAATAGGAATGCTTAAACTCGCATCCTGAGTGAATTGCCGAAATGGTTGCTCCATTGTTCCATTAGCCGAAACAATAGGCTGTGCAGCGTTGAGTCTTGGCCCTGTCATTTATCACCACCAATGACGTTAGCAGTCAGTTGAATAATCACTGGTTTCACCGCATCCGTTAAGGTGAATCTAAACACCTCAAACCTAGCCGCCCTGCCGTTCCTTCGCCAAATGGCTCTACGGGTATACTCACCGATCTTACCAATTGACCTAGCTATTGGGCCGCTCCAAGTCTTGCCGTCCTTGCTTCGCTCTAAAACTATCTGCGGGTCAACCACTGCGTCATTACCCACACCAGACTCAACAGTGAGTTCTAGTGAAGGAAAGAACACAGACTGCATATTGTTCTGGAAAGGCTGCGTAGCGACTCTTCTGACAATGGTATTACCGTATTCTGTATAAACGTCTGGGTCTAACTCACCGATACGACCGTCAATGATGTCGCCGCATAGAATCTTGTTGTAAGCCTTAACAATAGAACCCACCCTTAAAGCGCCTAACGAGCCTTCTAGGAAGGATTTACGCTCATGCCACCTTTGGCTAGTAGTGTCGTATACAAGCGTTGTAGAGGGCAGGGAGAAGCCTATAAAGTAAGCTCCTTTGCTTGCGTAAGCCCATGAGAAGATATTGGAGACTTGCTCTTGAGTTAGGGTAGACAGTAAGGAGTCAATCGCTGTGGTGGAGATTTTAACTGTGCTGTTACCGTTCAACGCCCAGATAGCTGGCCCTTCATTCTCTCCACCGCCGACCCACATGAACGTGTCTTGGGCGTTTACCAACGAGTAAGGAGCGTAACAGCCTTTCTGTAGGAATAGACCTGTACGTTGGAAAGGGAAGTCTGCACCGCCTATATTCTGAAACGCTTCAAAGGTCTGACCACCAGAAATAAACAGTTGGTTCTTGTAGACTACAGGAGCAACAATGTCATCAGGGTCGGACTCGGCTGTACCGAAGTCTAAGGCGTTGTAGCTCAAGCCGTCATTGATGGAGCTTACTATGAACTTCTTAGAATCTGTGGTGATTAAGAAGTAGCCATCTATGAACACTACGAACTGGGGGTCGCCATTCGCAGTGAAGTCCGAATCCGTAATTTGACTAAACGTGTCAGTAACGTGGTTGTAGATGTAACCGTTACCGTTAGGAACAAGCACCATCAGTTGTGTGCCGTTGTCAGCCATAGAGACTCTGACCGTCCCCTCAACATCGCCGATAAACGTCAAAGTGTAATCATCACCAGACTCATCTAACCTATAAAGCCTTTCGCCATTGACGAAGTACGGCTTACCCGCCATCTCGTGCGACCCACGGTTGACGTCATCTAGCACACCAGAGGTAGCGAGTTGAACAATGCCTTCAGTGCCGAATAGAGTCTCTTGAGACAATCCAACACCCTGCACAATGTTCGGATACCAGTTTGTACACTCTTGAGCTGCGATAGGCAGAGAGTCTGATACATAGAAACCATTTGCTATGGGTAATTGGGTAACAGGCATTAGGCCACCCCGAATAAGCAATCCACTACAGTGATATTATTAATGTCTGAGTCGTTAGCCACAAAGACCTCAAGGTAGTCAGAGGTAGCCATTGAGACGTTAAAGAACGTACCCACATTACCTCTGGCGCTACCAGTAACCGCACGAGTGAGTTTTGATGCTGTGATTACTGAGCCGTTCTTGGCAATGTAAACCGCCAGATCATCTGTGCCACCCGCTGCGTGAGAAAACGTAATAGACACGCTTGCAGAAACAACCTCAGTAGTTGAGCCGTTGTAGGTCAAGCGTCCGGTAGTGTTTCCAGTGAAATTGGATTCTGTTTGAACAACCCATGTACCAGCCACCTTTACAGGAGTGCCTTGCGTAGCAATAGTTGTCGCAGTTGCGTTAGCTTGCATGGTCACTTGACCGTATATCTGGTTAGCGATAGACGTTATCTCAATGCCACTACTATTAACCGTGGCAATGCTAATACCTGAACCAGCGACAATGCTTGCAATTGTTGGAGATGCTGCGGTGGTGTTTAACAGGATCGGCAGACCGTCTGAACTAGCTGTGAGGTTATGAGAAACAATAACACCGTTTTCTGGAGATACGTTTACATTAATCCCTGAACCACCCTCAAGGTTGCGAATGCGGTTTACCGATCCATCAACATCAAGCACAGGTGCGCCAGTTACCGCTCCGTCTTGGACTATAGAGCCAGTAACGCCAAGGTTAGCTACAAAGTTGTCATAGCTGATCTTGTAGTTAGTACCGTTTACAACGTAGTCCAGATAGCTATTAGCTAAGACTGTGCCTTGTTGAATGAACTCACTCTTCTTGCGACCTTGTGAATTACCCGCCATTTGTGCTGACCTCCAAACCGATTGCGCCTGTAGTCTCGGCGAGTATTTCCTGTTCTGCGTCTGGGTAGAAGTGTCCGTTCAATCCGTAGGACTCATCTTCATTACCAGAACCCAAAGGCAACGTAGCAGGAAACCTGCTTGACCTGATTCTCTGACCTATTGTCCTCATGGTCTGCATCCCCTGACGCGCTGCCAGAGCTAGACCTTCTGAAACCACGCCTCCATAGTCAGGTGCGACTTCAATCGCCATGTTAGCGATTATGCCTCTTAACGCACCAGTAGGGACTGTGACTTCATCACCGAGGCTATCAACCACGGTATAACCCAGCACAATGCCCTGAGCATCTAGCTGAGCCATGTAATTATTTAGAGCGAATATGTAGTCTTGGTACTCATCAGGCTCAAGTGGAGCTTCAGACGCTTGTACCAGAATCCGCTGTAGCGATGCCTTTGCAACCTGAGCGACAGTAGCCATTACTCGTACATAGCTCCTTTAGCTTTTTCTTTCTTCTTAGGCTTCTTTGCAGCCTTAGCAGCCGCTGCTCTGCCTTCTTTCGTGTAGGGATATTTCTTACCTTTAACCATTGGCATGGTATTACCTCACTCGAATGTTGCTGTTTTTGCTGATTGCCTAAACGCTTTAGCAGTAGGCGCGCCTTTTGAGCCAGCCTTCCTCATTCTTTCAGGAGTCTTGCCTTCAGCCTTTTGCCGCTTGATTCGCTTACGCTTTTTGTGGATGTTTTCGTACAATCCAGCCATTATTCGTACCTTGCAGATTTAGCGCCTTTACACTTCCAGCGCTTACGACTTAGGTTGTTTGGCGTGTTAGGGTCGTTCTGCTTTTCTTTAGGTAAGCCTTTCTTAATACCTAATGACCTAGCACAGTATGAGTCGCCCTTCTTTGTACCAGCGCGTACTCGTGGCCCGCCACCTTTGGCTTCACCAGCTTGTCCGTAAG